CTCAGGCCGTTGTGGTCGGTGGCCTGCCCGGTCAGCACCACCTCGGCGGCGTACACCTTGATCGCCTTACCGGTCTCGATCTCATCCAGCCACTTGCCTTCACGCTTCGTCGGTTTGTAGCCGTGATGGGTGTTGTAGTCGCCCCGGATCACCTTGGTGGTGCACTTGTCCCTCAGTCCGAGCATCGACTGGTCGTCCTTGAACTCTTTGCGGGGACTGGGCACCGAAGCAGACAGGGTCGAGTTCAGGTCGGCCCCGACGACATTCAGGTCGCCCTTGAGAATGTCGCAGATCTGGTCGACCTGCTTGATCCGCCAGGCCGCCGACGTCGAGTAGTGCACCGACAGGTGGGTGGCACCGACGGTGATCTTCTCCTTCGTCTTCACCGACGCCAGGTCGACCACGGTGAACCGGCGGGTCATCTCGCCCTTCGCCGCAGCCAGGTCGAAGTCGCGGATGTTGGAGCCGGTCCACTTGGCGGTGTTCCAGAACACGCCCGAGTTGCCGTGGGTGGCGAGCTTCCACGGCTTGCCGGACCACTTGGCCAGGTCGGCGAGCAGATCCTTCTCCTGCTCCGGGGTGCACTCCTGCACCGTCATGATCGACGGCGCGCAGTCGACGATGACCTTGACCAGCTTCGGCCGGCGGACCCGCCACTTGTGCTCGGCCGAGCAGGGCACGTCGGAGCGACGGGTGTTGATGTTGAGCAGCCGGGCCCTGGTCATCAGAACGTTTCGAGGTAGGACTTCACCGCGTCGACCAGGGTGTCCAGCAGTTCCAGCGGCGACGTGTCCTGACCGCCGACATACTCGCGGCGGAAAGTGGCTGCCTCCCCGGTCGCCAACTGGACGGTCACCTCCACGAAGGCGGCGCTGTCACTGGTGATCGACACCAGCGGCTCCCGCTCCTCGGTGGGCTCGACGGTTTCTTCGGTCATCGGATCCTCCTCGGGATCTGCGTGCAGTGGTGCCACTTGTGGTCGGTGAACGCCCGGGCCTTGACGTGCACGACCCGGCGCGGAATGCGGAACAGATGCACCGCGGTGCCCTCGTCGATCACCTCACGGAAAACCCGGGTGCCATGTCTGGTGTGCACCTTGATCCGGGCGATACCCTCCGGGCCATGTACGGTGATCAACCGGTGATCCGGACTCCACGAGTACGTGCAATAGGGGACCTTCGGGACGGGCTTCGCGGCAGTGGCAGTGCCGGGGGCGAGGGCCACCCCAACGGCCAGCACGAAGGTCAGCAGCAGACGGGCCAACATGGTCATTCCGGTACCTCCAGGTCAACGGGTGGCGGTTCGTCAGGTCCGTGAATCGGGCCGGAGCCGTCGTCGAAATCTTCCGGCTCCGTCAGGTCGGACGGGATGTTGACGTTGGGCAGCTCCGGCAGCTCGCCACCCATTGCGGTGTCATTCTGTATATCTGTAGTCACTGGTGATGAGCCGAGATCGCTTCCGTCCATGTCGGGGTGTCCTTTCCTCTCGGTCCAGGGCCGGTGATGGCCCGCTTATCACGCAGCCCGTTCCTGCCGTTCTGCCACTCACTGGCCTGATATGCGCCACCGGAGGACATGTGGGTGCAGCCTTTCGGCCAGCCGTGACCGTGCGGGGTGAAGCCCTGGGCCCGGGTCCGGTACTGCATGGCCCAACCCCACTGCCGCCAGATCTTCAGTGCGGCGTCACTGTACTGACCGACGTCGATGTTGCCGCCCCGGTCATGCGTCCCCGCCGAGGCGGACACGCCGCCCTTGTTGTAGCCGGCCTGGTAGATGTCGATGGAGTGCTTGATGATCCCGGCCTCGATCATCGCCTTCTCCACGAACGGCAGGGACTCCTTGACACAGAAGCAGACCAGCCGCCCCCGGAACGCAATCCGCTCCGTCTTGGAGATCTCCTTCAGGTACTCCACGACGTACCAGTACTTGGAGGCGCGGACCCAGCCCTCCTGCACCTCGCCGACCTTGAAGTCGTAGCCGTACGGGCGAACCTTGACCCGGCCGCCGTCGGGTGCGGTCCTGGCCCACAAACCCGATTTGGCGGTCACCATCGCCCGGTCGCCAGCGGAGAGCGCCATCAGGTCGCCTTGGCGACGACTTTGCCGCCGTTGTTGCGGACCACCGCGGCCCGCGCCTGAATCTCAGACGGATACTCCTTGGTGGTCGTCCCGTCCTTGGACTTCCACAACGGCCTTCACCAGCACCGACATCGGCTCCTCGTCGGCTTCGACGACACCGGCCGCAACCAGAGCCACCTGCACCCTGTCACGGACCGCGGCGATCGGGAACCCGGCCACATTGACGGCCAGCGCGGCGATCATCTCCATGTTGCCGCCGATCTCGCGCCAGTCCCCGGAAATGTCGGAGGCACGCAACGCCGTCACGGTGTCCTCAGAAACGCCGGGACGGACCCAGCCGGCGCACCAGATGCCGTGCTCGTCCTCCCCGACACTCACGTCGGCGACCGCCGAGGAGGTCGAGTCGTAGTGCGCGACCGCCCCGCGGAAACCGTGCCCGGATCGGGCATGCCCGCCACCCAACGACAACACCCCGGTCTGGGCTGAACTGCCGTCATCGAGCAGCACCTGCTTGGTGGCGAAATAGGCATAGTCCGACGCGCTGGTCGGCGGCGCGACGCACACCCCTTCGTAGCCGACATGGCAGGACTTCCATTCGGCGATATGCCCGAACACCCGGCCGTCCTCGGTGACCGTCAGATGGGTCGGACCGGTGAGCTTCGGGTCAACGAACCACGACGCCGGGGCTTTCTTGCCGCCGGAGGCGACCAAAGTGAGCGACGGACCACGATTCAGATCGTCTGAATGGGCCAGTTCGGTGGGGGCCCGGCCCGGCCAGAAGCCGGTCGCATCGTGATGCCAGACGGCGCAGATCTGATTCAGGAACCGCAGGTCCTCCGGGGAGTTCTCGCCGATCTCCTCCCCGACCTGCACCCGGCACCGGTTGAAGTCACCCGGTGACCCCCAGCCGATCTTGGCGTAGCCCTCATGGCCCGGTTGGGTCCAGTACGACCAGATCCGCCGGGTGTCCTCCGGGTTGGTGATCCAGCCCGGACCGCGACCGTAGAACTCCTCCGCCCAGGCACTCGCCTTCAACACGTCCGGAGCCTCCTCGCCAAGTTGCTTGTACGCGCCGCGGAGCTGTCGGGCCGCAGAGGCTTTCGCCTCTGGCGGGGCGTCGACCTGGTTGAACCGGGCCGCCGCGGCATGCACACCGGCCCGACTGAGTGCCCCGCCCGGCTCCTTGATCGGCAGCTTGTGGCAGGACTTCTCGTCCCCGGTGCAGACATGCAACACGCAGGCTTTCTTCCACTGCTCCGGGGTGAACCGTCCCGCACTGCCGTCCCAGGAGTCTTCGGAGATCATCTCCACCACGCCGGTCCGGGTGGCCAGCGACGCGGCCATCTCCGGCGGCCGCTCCTCGTCCTGCGCCTTCGCGGCTAGGCACTCCTCGTAGTCCGGCGAGTCCGGGTCGCACTCCTCGTCCTCCGGCGGCACCTCGTCGGTGGGTGCGTCGGCCTTCTTCTTCGGCGGGAACGGCGGCGCGCCGGCAGCCTCCTCCGCCCAGGTCCCGAACGCCACGAACGCCGAGGCGAACGCCGGGATGGCCACCAGGGAAGCCGAGGCGATCCGGGCTGACGTGAACGTCACCTGCTGGGTGTCCTCGTTGTACTCGAACTCCGAGTCGTCGGCGTCGATGGACACCCCGAACCGGCCGAACTCGGCCAGCAGCCCGACCACCTCATCGGTTTCCGGGGTGTCAATGAACACCCCCTCACCGCGGATCATGTTGTCGACCCGCTCGATGGAGTCGATGCGGCCGATCACCGTCGACCCGTCGTGGCCTTCGGAGGCGGCTTTCTGCCAGGTCAACGGCAACGGCAGGTCCCGGTTGCGCAGAGATCCGGCGGTGAACCGGCGGCCGTCGCCGGACCATTCCTCTTCGGGGGCGAGCACACCGTGCCAGGCCAGCGGGGATTCGAGGGGCATCATCTTCTCCTTGGCTGCCGCGGTCACGGCAAAAACGGGTTCGAGTCGGATCGGTTGTGCGAT